TTACTGTCCCTGATAACCTGGTATTGATCTTCCACAACAATCTTGATTGCTTTTTCAACAGCATCGCCCACGTTGTCGCCGCCTCTTACATCATTTGTAGCAAGCAACCGTGCCGCTTCTCGCAACGTATTTACCATCATGATGTTATTAGAACCGGCAATCTGGATCATGTTCTCCATTTTTTTATTAATGGAACTGTCTATGTCTTTTGTAACGCTGCTGTCTTGCAATAAATCTTTAAGATTTTTCATGCCGCCATCGCGAATAATGCCCGCAAGGGTTTGCCGTGCCCTTGGGTCTTCCACAACGGCAAGGGCACTTGCCTCTTTTGACAACCCATTCGCTTGCATTTCACCAAGCATAAAACGCCAATCGTTTTTACCCATTGTTTGAGAAAGATTGTTAAACCGTTCGGCAATTTGTTCCGGCGTCGTATCTTCGGTTTGCATAAATGCCACTTGCTGTTTGATAAAACTTTTAGGCAGCTTGCTTCGCATTGTGCTATCCATGCCGGACAACCCGTATGCCGCATCACGGGACGCCGCATAGTTTGCATAAGCACCGGCTATGTCTTCAGCGGGAGCATTTGCAATAATGAGCCTGTTCCATTCCGTAAAATTTGCCGATACATCATCGTTATTTGTAATTACATATTGGGCTGGGTCTGCATTTCGCAGCTTAATATCCCGCGCTTTTGCCGCACGAAACGCCGTTAGTTGCCGCTGGTCTTGTGACGCCATGCCTGGAATAGTGCGAACCCGCTTCGTGTCGGCAACAAGTCTTTTTTCCATTGCCATAATTTGTGAGGGATGTTTTCCGGCAATAAATTCCAGATGCATCGCGCCATCTCGAAGATCCTCGCGCACCGCTTTCATCATTCGTCGTTCTTCGGGGTCAGAAATATTAGCGTCTATCTCTAAATCGCTAATACGCTTTGTTAATTCGGAAGATAGCGTGGCGCCAGCAGCTACATCTTCAATTATAGCCTTGAAACCACGACGAAACTTAACAGCCCTTGCATTGGCTTCGGTCTGTACTTTTGCTGCCGCCCGATCAACCGCTCTTTGTGCGCGAATAGTAAAAATAGACCGCTGCTTGCTCTCTAAATTCGGAAGGTATTTTGAGTTTTTTTCCAGTTTTAAAAACTTGGCAGGGTCTTCGCCAATCTGTTGATTGGCCATCGCATCATCAACCTCAGATAAAAATTTAATTCTTTGCTGTTGAGCCATCTTGCGCGAGATTGCCCCGAACTCCACGGCTTCCTTTATTGCCGCATCCAGCTTGGCTAATCGTGCCGCCGCCGCTCCTGGTTCTTCATCAAGATCGACGTTTCTTATTCCTTCAGCAGCAGCAAGGACAATGTTTTCGTTAAGCCTGTCGCCCTTAACCTTGTCCATATTCTGCCGAAATCTTTGCCGTAACTTTTCAGCTTTTTTCGGCCCGATCTGGCGGTTGACCTCAAGGCTATCAATGCTGTCGATACCTTGCTTCAGCGACGCCGTCCACACGGCTTCAGTGCCATCTTTTGTGGAACTTTTTACAAGCGTGTCTAAAACAGCGAGGGTATGCGCTTGCAATTCCGCATTGTCGCGGGCCACTTGTTCGCGGCGAATTTCAATCTGCCCCTTGGCCGACAGCATGGAATAATCTTTATCAAACTTCTCACGTCCATAGGGTGACAAGCCCTCAGAAGCAGTTTCATAAATCTGGGCCATCCGCGCCTTGACATCTTCGGGGTCAGCCGTTGGCGCCACAGCGCCTGGATTAAACTGACTGCTATTAGGATCGGACTCCCAGGACAGAACTTTGTTTGTGTCAATGCTCTGCTTTAACTCATCCATCTTAAGCGTGGCATTAACAAAAGATTGCGTAACCATTGCATCGGCCCGCGCCCGCAACTGGTTTTCTCCAATTTCTGAAACTACCTGACCGCCCGCTCGTAATTCTTGCCCTGTCTTGTCATCAAGCAAAACAACAGGGGCAGTAGGAACGCCCGTAGTTGTTGGAAGCGTAGCGCGACGCTGAATTGTGGGAATACGAGCCATATAACTTTACCCCAATAAACTTGTGCCAGCGCCGTAGCGGTATTGCGTATAGGCACCTTTGCCTAATTCCTTTGTTGCACCAATAGCCCCACTTGTACTTGCCATCTGTGCATTTAAGCGATAACGGGCGGCAGCAGCTTCCTGTCCTACCGCTTGTTGCAGATACGCTTCAGCCTGTGTTTCGCCTTTATATAGAATAGCAAGGCGTTCTAATTGGGCTTCGGATGCCGTTTCAGCAGAAATGTCCAGCGGTGTATCCTGGTCAATAACCACGCCGCTTTTGGCGTAGCCAGTGCGCTGCCGTGACAACATCCGGCGTTTGTCCAAATCAAATGTATCGGCATCAAACTCAGAAGCGCGACGGGCCATCAGCGCGTTGTTTTCAGAAATCTTTTTATTATATTGCATCATGCCAGCTTGATATTCGTAATTTGCTGATTGAACGGCGCCCGTATATGCTTGTCCGTAAGCGGACGTTAAGGCGCCAGCAGCAGAAAACAAAGTCGGCACAGCTTGAGCAGCAGCAAAAACGCCGCCTTTCCCAAGTAAACCTATTGTTGCTGCCTTCCCGCCAGCAGCAGCCGTACCAAATAAAAGAGGAGGACACATATTATTCACCCATCGTGAGTTATAATGCGCGTAATAAGCGCGGTGATGTGGGCGGGCAGGGGTTCGTCATTGGTGTAAACCATCTGACCCGCTGCATCCCATCCCCCGCGAATATTGACTTTCTTGTCGCCGGTAAACAGCGGCGGCGAACTGTCCATCGGATCAGACCCCGTTCGGAATATAATCTCATCCAGGTTGGATGTGTCCGGCCCAACCTTGCCGCCCAGCGTATCAATCAGGCGAAGAGTAACTTCAAAGTCGCGCTTGGTCTTGCCCTGTGCCGTGCCGTCATCGCCGCCAGCTTCGGGCCGCAATGTCTTCATGGTGCATTGCTGCGTTAGTCCAATCTGTGCCTTCGTAACCGTCGGATCAATGGAAGTGACAGAACCCGATGAAACATTGCGCTTGGTATAGACCGAACCGTCGCCCAAAATGCTGACAGCTTCACCTTCCAGGTGATCAAGGCCGCTGATAGATGAAGCCGCCGTACTTGAATAAGTGAGTCCACTATCGACAAAAAACGCATCAGCTTTTGTTTCATCTTCTTCAGTGTCAAATTGATTAGATAAATATTCAACATAGCGCCTTGTCACTCCGTTTATGGTGCGCTGCACAATCATCCAGACCTCTTCCTCGCCGGTTGTTGACGAAGGAATGATGGCCAGACTTTCGACAACTGCAATCGCCTGGTCCGTTGTGGTTAGCCGCGCTGTATCACTTGACGTTACCGTGAGCGGTCCCGCACCGGCTCTCGTTGTTTCCTCAACAGTGACAACCGCCGCCGCCGGATTGGCTACGGTAAAATCTGCATGGGCATTGATGGCTGTATAAATATTATCTGCTGTCGTGTTATTATTGGTCTGGGTTCTAAATTCATCTGTACCGGCAGTTCCTGTCGTAGATGTAAACGTCACGGTTGACCCGTCGGACTTGGTAAACGTCAACGTGGTTCCGGCGGCAATATTTGCATAATCCGATACGGTAATCGTGCATGAACCTGACGTGCCGCCGATCTTATGCCGGTGCCATGCAACAACTTGTTGATCCCGCAAGTAAGTCATGCCGACAAGCTGGCCGTCGGCCTTTACCCCCCAGATAACCGTGCTTGGCTCCTGTTGATAGGCAATCTCCGTAACGCCGCCCTTTGCCACCTGGTTGGACAAGATCGTCAGATCAGGCGATTGGTAACTGTCGGAGTCAAACAGATAGGCAAACTCGCGGATTTTGCGCTGCTGGCGTTGTATAAAAATAACCACGTTATCGATACGGATGGGCGTATGACTTGCCGATCCCCGCGTTCCTTCCCGCACAACCCGAACATTGGTTGGCGTTAGCGCATCTGCCGTGGTTGATCCCGAAATAATAAACTCACCGCCCACCGTGCCAATAGCCATAACCTTTCCAGGCGACAACCAGCGGATTGCGTTTACCTGATCAGTGGCCAAGGTGTAGATGACGGGGTCATCATCCAAAGTGCCTGGGGTATGGTTTTCGTAATCACCCGATTTGCTGCCAAACAACGTCTGTGGCTGTTCTGTCGTGCCCGCAAAAAATAATCTTTGCTCATAGAAAGCACAGGCAGTGGGAAATCCTGTTGTGTCCGAAAACGCTCCAAGGCGCCATTTGGTTTCAGCCGTTGTGCCGCCAAAGGTAGCATTAACGGTCACCGTTACCTCTGTCGTACTGGTGCGGCCCGTAACCGTGGCATACCCCCACTGGATGCCGCCGTCGCGCAAAAACTTCCAGGTGCAGCTATTGTCAACGATTTCATCGCCTTCGCCGCTTGGCCCGCCTGATCCGGCAGACGTTCCAGCCTTAATGCATTCGTAGACGTTTCCGCTATTACGCTTAACGTCACCAACAGCATAACTTGTACTTGATGCCCAGGCCGCTGCCTGATGGCCAATCGATATAATTCGGCCCACATCCGTTGTCTGGAACCCGTCACCGCCATTGATGCCAGCAACCGCACTTGCGGTAATCGTTCGCGAACTGCCTGTTGTATGGCTAGGCGTCAGCGTTGTCGTGGTAATGTTCTCGTCCTGGTACGGCCCGTCCGTAAACGTAATCGTTTCCAAAGTCCACGATGTGTGACCCGTGCGGGATAATTTTCTAGGTGCGTAGGATGGATGCGTCAGATAAAGCACATCGGCAGATTGGGCAAACTGGATGTCAAACAGGTCTGCCGTGGCATAGGTAGTTGTGACCGTATAGACACGCGCTGCGGTGCCGCCAGATCCATAAGCCGTGAAGGCGCTGGAATTTATGTTGGTGTCATCAACGTCGGTCAGTTCAAACGTGTTCGTGGTTTTATTTTTAATCTTATAATACTTGCCGTTGAGTTCGGTCATGCCGGCGACAGACGCGATATAGATTTCGTCGCCGTTCGAATAACCATGTGACGTTGCCGTCACCACACACGGGTTGGCTTGTGTCGCTCCGCTGATCGTCTTGTTGGCTTCAAGGATAGACCCGTTGTCCTTGTAAAAACGGACATACAAATTGCCGAACTCAATGCAATAGGCTTGTGTGGTTGAAAACTCAAAAGGGATCAGGCGCGTCTTTGCGCTTGATGTCTTGACCTCTTTAACAAAGCGCGTACCTGGCCGACGTGTAATGCCGCCGTGAGGCTGCACAATAAAGTTTTCCAGCGTTTCGGCGCCATTGGCATACTTGGTAATATCGACACGGCCATAGAGGTCTTTGGCTAACTCACCGGCAGTCCAGTTTGTCTTGATTGTCGAAACGCGGGACATTTACGACCTCGCTTCAAGCCATGTGTTTTCGCTGGCAGAAAGTGTTTCCTGGGCATCAACCAACCGCGCTTCTTGTATTAAGGACGCATAAGCTGTCGATGCCGACGCCACCACAGTTTGCGAAGACGTAATTTCATACGCCACATCCGATGCCAGACGCATGGCATAGGCTTCTACAAACTTGGCATCATAAATCGATGTATCCGTAATGTCTTTGATGTAAAGGATGTTTAAGGGCGCGGCAGCATCGGTCACAATGTTGCGGCCTTCTACGGCCCATTCCTCTGTCGTGTCCACTTCGATAATGCGAAGGCAATCAGACGGCCAGGGGAAAGAATTAGAATATTCCCAAACTGGGGTTGTTGTGTCAGCCGCCAAGGCGACACGGGTCATGGCAAAGTTCCAGGGATGATCGCGCAAGCAATATTGCCGCGACTGTTCATGGATGCGGTTAATTGCGCGGCCCTCAACCGTATCATCTGTCAGCGCCGTAATGGGGTTGGCACCCAGATAAGTCAGACCTTTGTTGGCAATGTCTACGATTGATCCGGCCATATAAAATCTCCAAAAGAAAAGGGGAGGGACAAGCCCTCCCCAATTCCGTCAGTGTTAGTCAACGATGTAATGAATGATGAAACTCATATCACCGCCGGTTCCACCTTCCGCGTGCATCGTTGCCGCGATGTAGTAGAACCCGCCTGGATCAGTAGAATCACCAGCCAATTCATACATCTTCTGGCCGCAAGTGTTAATGTCTGCCGCTTCGTGGCGAACATCAGCCATTGCCCCAGCATCAGCGACAGCAGTAGCAAAAACGTCTTCGTCTTTGACCACGCCAGCCGATGTGTAGATGCCTACGTTGAACGTGCAGCTTCCACCAAACGTATCGGACCCGATAAAGATATGGGGCACAGATGCGTTCGACGGGATGGGCGCCAACATAACGATGTCGTTATCGTTGGTATCCCCAGCCGCAAGCGCCACAGTACCTTGTGCAATTCGCACACGGCCATGTAATTCGGCACTGTCGTTCAGCGTCGGAGGGGTTGCCTCAAAATTGGCAACCAGATCGGTGTTTTTAGTACCCATTGGTCATCCCTCCTATGTTGGATCGCATTCGATGTAGCCCACCAACTTTTCTTGCATACGGGTTGCCCCGATAGCCATCGATGCGAAGACTTGCGTCGCATGATTTTTATCGGCCCGCTCAGAAATCTTGATGGACGGTTCAGCACCAATGGCCAGCTTCATTCCGGCTT